AGCGGCGCGAATATCAGCTTCTTGTACATACTTGATCCCCAATATTTCCGCCCGCGATGCAGGCTGGATTGCCAGATCCTTGATCAGCGCCGCATCGGAGACGGTGAGAATTCCGCCGACGACAAGCTGATCGATCAGTGCGCGCGTGCTGGCATGGCCGACATCGATGCCGCTGTCCGTCTTCAGAAACGACAGCGCCCACTTAATCATCGAAACGCTCGGTGCGGCCGCTTCCAGCTTGTCGAGAATCGCAGCGCCCGCGAAACCGTGCGCAGCAAGCAGGCCGCGCGCGCTGACGAACTTCTCTTTCGGCATCGAGTAAAGCGGCGCATTCATCATGTCCGCGACGATGCCAGGCGAATGCGGCAGCTTCGCCGCATACCCGCGCCCCAGCGGATCCGTGAGCAATTCGGTGCGCAGGATCATGGTCAGGAGATCGTCAGAATGTCGTTGGTGGCGCCGCTCCAGTCGATCGTGAGCGCACCGCCGACAATGCTGCGGTCAGTGCCGAGATCGACGAAAGCAATCGCCCGTAGCGTCACCGACTCGTAGAGGATGCCCCATCGCGCATTGGTGAAGCCGGCGGCGTCCTGCGCAATCGTGACGATGTCCGCGCGCAGCGTCGGCACGTTTGACTGCAGCGCAAACGTCTTCGTCGTCAGCGACGGCCCGCCGGTCGTGTAGCTCGTGCCGGTATTGACTTGCGAAGTCAGCAGGTTGGTCGTGCCGCCTGCGCCGAAGCGCGGATCAGCCAGGATGTTTGTCGGGTCGATACCCGAGTTTGCTGCGCTTTTGATCAAGCCGAGCTTGATGGTGTCAGCGTTCAGATCGATCAGCTTCGTGCCGACTGCCAGCAGTCCAGCGCGAAACCATGTGATATCACCGACGGCCATTTCGTCACCTCTTCAAATGGAAAAAGAAAAGGCGCCAGCCTTGTGAGCCGGCGCCTGATCGTTGCTTCGGCTTAGGTCGCGGAGTGCGAGTAAGCCTTGACTGCAGCGGTATCGACGAGCGATCCGCCCATCCGCGCCCAGGCGAGGAATCCGACCTGGCCGAACTTGGTGTATGCCGAGTCGGTGAAGCGGAACATCTGCACATCCATCGCGTCGCGGATTTTGTAATACGAGAAGTCGCCGAAAAAGAGCGATTTCGCGGACGCAGCAGGAGCGGCGCAATCGTTGTTGATCCAAAGCGGATAGCCGAGCAGTGTGTCGAAAACAACGGGCGACGATTCGGCGGAGTAGCCGCCATTCGGAGCGCCGACGCCAGCGTTAATCCCGCGCTCGAAGCTCGGAACCCACAGAGGACGATTCTGAGAGTCTTTCAACTTGCGGATCACGCGCACAAGTGCGTCGTTGGTCATGAAAGCGCTGCGAGTCGAGCGATAAGCCGGATCGACCGAGTGCACCATATCGATAAGGTCATCGAAGATGATCGTTGCGGTCTGGCCGGTGGTGCCGGTCTTGCCTGCGCCCGCAGTCTGAGCAACGCCGGACGGCTGGCCCGAGCCGGTGCCAGTCGTGAAATGCTGATTGGCGATGCGGCCGAGACGCTGCGCAAGACGGTTGCGGATGAACGACTCGATGTCGATGGTCGAGTCCTGGATCAGCTCGACGGGCGCCGCGACGATCTTCGACGAATACTTGAAGACGTTCAGCGCAACGGTGCCGAAGGTCGGATCAGCCGAAGTTGCGGTGACGTTTTGCGCGATGATCTCGCCGACTTCTGCGGTGCCATCCGAAGTCGGGAACGACAACGGACGACCGTCAGCGGTGCGGATGTTGTCAGCAACGACGCGCATCGCGCCGAAAGCTTTCATGCTGTCGTAAAGCGTGCTGGAAATCAGCGACGGAACGGTAAAGCCGCCCTCCGAGTTGGTGGTGGTCGACATCGTGTTACGAACGGCAGTCCACTCGGCCGCGCTCAGGCCGGTATCGCCGCCGCGCATCCACTTGTTGAAGAGGATTTTCGGCGAGAGCGGATCGTGATCCGAAGCGTGCAACTTCTCGACCTTGTTCTCGGCCTCGACTTGCATCGAGCGCTCTTCGCTGCTGATGCGGCTGTCGATTGCGCCGATTTCGTTGTACAGCGCATCGACTTGCTCGCCGAGCTGCACGGTCCATTTGTCGCCGGTGTTTTCGTCGAGGATTTGACGCGCATTCAGCGCGACTGCGGCACGACGCTCCCGCAATGCTTGGATCGATGTGGACATTGTGTCCCTCCAAAAAAAGGCAAAAAAAAAGCCGCCAAAAGGCGGCTGGTCATCGGTTTGGCGGAGCGCCGTTAGCCGATTCGGTCGAGATGCGCGAGCAGTCTGCGCGCGTGCAGATATGCGGCCGACTCAGTCGGCGCAGGCATCTCAGGGTCTGGTGCCGGTGCTTCCGGCGTGTCTTGTGCGGAGATCGGCGCGCGCTTGTACGCGCTTAGATCCCATTGATTCTTGGTGGCTGCGGCAGGCGCGGCAGCGATGCGATCGGCGAATCCCATTTCGACCGCTTCCGCTGCGTCGATCCAGGTCTCGGCTTCCATCAGCGCGAGCATTTCTTCGACAGGCTTGCCGGTTTTTTTCGAGTAGTCGGCCGCAATCGTCTGATCAATCTTGTCGAGCAGATCGGCCATTGCGACCATGTCGCTTGAGTTGCCGACAGTCAGCGCCCATGCGCAATGCACCATCAGCAGTGCGCCCTCGGCCATCACGACCTCGTCTGCTGCGAGCGCAACGTAGGACGCAGCGCTTGCGGCCAGTCCGTCAACGTAGGACGTCACCTTGACGCCGCGAGCGCGTGCGGCCTGCAGTGCGCTGACCATCGTGCGCGCCTCGAAGACATCGCCGCCGGGTGAGTTGATGTGCAACGCGATCGAGCCGGTAATGCCGGTGATCGCATCAACGAATTGGCGCGCACCGACGCCCCAGTCGGCATCGATCACGTCATAGAGATAGATCTCGGTGTCGCCTGCAGGCGACACACTGGCGCGCACCTCGAACAGGCGTGCGGAAGCCCGCGAAGCAAGTCGCGCGGATATGGTTTTCATGGTGGTCAGTCCTGCGAAGGATCGGTGGTCGGTGTCGCAGGCGGTGCGCCTGGCGGATCGGTCGCGTCAAGCGCACCGGTTACAAGCTGATCGCCGCCATCAACCGGCGGCATATTTTCCATGCGTCTGACTTCATTCACGGTGAGCCATGCCGGCTCGCCAGCGCGGCCGAGTGCTACGCGGTAGCCTTCCATGCGCGTCTTGAAGTCGCCGCGCTCGAGGCCGGTCACATCGAACGAGCAGAAGCGTGCGGCGGTGCGGAACACCTTCCGGTTAATCTCCTGCTCGATCTTGCGCAGATGCCGCTGAAGCGTGAACTTCGAGAATCCAAGCGACATCTGCTCGATGCCCGTACCCCACGCCGACGTGCCTTCCATGTGGCCCACCATATGAGGCGGCACTCCGAAAACGCGGCAGATCTCATCGACGGTGAATTTCCGCGTCTCGAGTAGCTGCGCGTCATGCGATGACAGCGTCACCGGCTTGACCTTCAGGCCGCCGGTAAGCACGGCAGGCTTCCACGCTTTTGTGGCGCCTGCGTAGAGCTGCTCCCACTGGTCGCGCAGTTGGCTGATCTGCGCCGCGTCCATCTTCGCGTCAGACTCAAGCACGAAGTCTGGCCGCGCCGAGTTGGCAAAGAATGCCGACGTGAATTTGTCCGCCGACTTCGCGATGTTGCCGGATTGCATCAGCGACGACGTGACCTGAGACAGTCCGCGCAGGCCGTCGAACCCCGGCCCTGGAACGTGCAGCATATCGTCCTGATCAAGCTCAATGGCGGGAATCGCGCCGCTGATATTGGCGATCGGCGTGCCTGCCGTCGGCTGCATCAGTTGCGACGGCTGCGGCGTCACGCGGTAGCGCAGGCGATCGCCCGAGCGCCAAACGTATACCGTGGCCGGGTGCAGCGGCTCAAAGCCGGTGATCGTCGGACTGAGCCGGCTTGCGCGGTGGATGCGCCAAAACGAATCGCCGCGCAAGAGCAACGACTGCATGGAGTATTCCCACGCAGTCGCCGCATTCCATGCGGGGAAAGGTTGCTCGTTGAAGAGATACCAGAGGTCTGGCGTGAACTTCTCGCGGTGACCGGCAGCGTCGCGCCGGTAAAACTCAAGCGGGATGCTCGAAACCGCGCCGCCAATCAGCGCCACGCAAGCGTAAATCGTCGAGACTTGCATCGCGCTCGATTCGCCAAACGAATAGATGTCGCTTGCGGTCACCCACTCGTTGAAATCGGACAGCGTCATCGAAGACGCATTGCGGACATCGATCGACTTTTCGCCGCCAGCAGGCGCGCGAAACGCCTCAAGCGCCGAACTGAATCGATCAAAGATGCTCACAGTGCGAAAATCTCCGGTACACCCGCAGATTGCGGATTCAATGCCATGAGTGCGGCAGCGTTAAAAACCGCCATCAACGGGTCAATCTTTGCGAAGCCAGCGGCCTGCTTGGTGATCGCGATTGCATTGCCTCGCGGCTCTACCTTTGCGTTGCTGCAGCACCAATTCATCATCGGCGCGCCGCCATGAACCATCGCGCCCTCGGCCAATTTGCGCTCGACGGTTTTGATGCTGCCGGTGAGCTTCCAGCCCTGCGAGATACCGACCACCCGCTCCTGCTCGACGCCACGCTCGACAATTGCATCGAGAATTGCGCCTATGCCGTGTATGTCGACGCCTGCCTTGTCCATGCGGCCAGACTGGAATACTCGAGCAGTGATGTCCGCCACGTCTTCCACGTCCTCGCCGATCGATGACACGATCGTCAGGTCGCCGTCCCGCTCGAAATCGCGGAACCGCGCGGCCTGGCCTTTGTGCCGCTCAAGCGCGGACGGGTGCGCCCAGGCGTGCGCCCAGGTGAGCCAGCGACCGGTATCGCGCTCGCGGCCGATCACTGCCAGCCCGAGCAAGTCGTCAAGACCGCCGCCGTCAATGCCGACCGTGATCACTTCGCTGCGAGCAATGACAGACTCAAGATCGAGTCCCGTCTCGGCGCGTTGCTCCCATTGATCGGCACCGGCCCATCGATCCGAGTGCAGCGCGAGGCCGATCTCGACATTCAGATGCTGCGACGCCCATCGTCTGAATTCCTCTTCGCCGGCCGCTTCAGCCTGGCGCGAATCCTCTTCGAGCCGCGCAACCGTCACCGATCGGCCGGCATTCGGCGTGACCATGTGCCAATTTTTCGAGTCGCGCCAATCGACATCAGGCGGAAACTCGTACAGCAGCGGCAGAATCGGTGCCTTCAGCGATCCATCGCGCACGGCGCGCGCCTTCATCAGCTCGGCCCGGAAAACACCGGCCGGCGCCCGCTCGGACTGCGTGGTGATCGTGACCAGGAATCCTTCAGGCTGCGACACTAGTCCGCCTCGAAGCTGGCCGATCACGCGGTCTGCGTCGTGCGACTCGGCGATAACGTGCAGCTCGTCGATCAGCACGCCGGCAGGCTTGGTGCCGGTGACGATCTTCGGATCGAAACTCTTCACTTTCAGGAATGCACCAGTCGGCCGGTACATCAGGCGTTTAATGTGTTCCTGAATGTGGAACTTCGCGAGTAAAACCGGATCGGCCTGCACCATGCCGACCGCCTGACGAAACGCCAGATCAGCGACTTCCTGAGTCGGCGCGACCATCAGAAACTCGGCGCGCGGACGCTTTGACAGAAGCACCGCAGTCAGCATGATTGCGGCGCCGGATGTGGTTTTCGAATTCTTCTTCGGCACGAGCTGGAAGATTTCGCGGATGTGCCGCACGCCCGCCGCTTCGTCATAGCTACCGAAAAGCGCCCGCACGAGATCGCGCTGCCAGTCGCCGACCGCATTCAGCATCGCCGGCTGCCCCGGCACGTCTGGCAGTCGAAGCTGGTTGAAGATCTTGACCGCCTTCGTCGCATCCGCCTCGAAGAGCGGCAGATCAGGCAGGAGCGACTTACCAGCCTTGATGCGTGCTTGCCAGTCTCTGCAAGCCAGATCCCATGTCACTGCAACAAGCCATCCCAAGACGTGCCGGCCTGCGCGTTTTTGACCGCCGCATCGGCCGCAGCTTGCTTGCTCGGCTCAGGCATCCGCGCGTGGCAGTACGGGAGAAGCGCTTTTGCAGCGTCAAGCCGCAGCTTCATCTCGACCGTCACGTCATT